GGGCATACGAATTAGAAATTATAGAATATGAAGAAAACCCACCAGCTTCTTATGTACGGTGTGATTATTGTGGCCTGCAAACTGGCCCAACCAATGAATTTAGTCCAGATGTTGTTACGGAGTGGAACGCCCTGCCGCGCCGCTTGCGGTGGACGCGGGAGAAGCCGACAAAGAAAGGCTTTTATTGGTTCAAGCGTATCCTTGCAGACTTGGAAGGGCCAGCTACAGTTTTTTATTATACGCCCGGTTCAGAGGTTGCGGCATAATTGATGGGCGATGATGACGGAATGTTTGCCGGGCCTATCCCGGAGCCGGAGGAGGAATCATGACAGACGACCGCATCACACGAATGCGCCAAATTGTTGCGCGGCAAGACGAGCTGGCAGAGGAGGCCGCCCGTCTCAAGGCTGAAATGCGCGAACTTTTAGAGCTACAGACCCCTAGAAAATCCTCCAAACATAGTGTACTGCCTCATGCAGAAGGCTTGTTCGCAGGGGCCGCTAGGAGGAGGTCTCGTGAGCATATCTCAACGCAGTGATGGTAGATTTTGCGTTAAATTTAAGACTTCGGACGGACGATGGAAACAACGCTCTTTCCGAACACAGGCAGAGGCAGCGGCATTTGACGATGAATGCGCTTACGATGCCCAGAAAGACGCAAGGCCGACACTACTGGAAATCGTTCTGGCGTTTGTGCGTTCCGTGCCCCACGTTGACAAGACGGTGTGGAAATATCGCTATGTCATGTTAGGTAACGCAAAAACTGGCCGTCAGGCACCCGCTGGGCACTTGGCAGACCGTTATGTAGACACATTAACCCGGCGCGATCTTGAGAGCGTCAGAGAACGTTGCAGAGCCGATGGAGTGTCGGCAAGCACGATAAACGTTTACACAGGCAAGCTACAGGCCGCTTTGAACTGGGCATCACAGCAAGACCTGATAGCGGAGAATCCGTGGGCAAAATACGGACGCCTAAAAGAACACCCAAAATCATGGACAGGCGAGCTTGAAGATTTTCAGAGGGTCTATGACGAGTTGCCCGAATGGCTCCAATGGGCTTGCCGTACAGCTATTGCCCTATGTCTGCGGCCCGGTATTGCGGAGCTTTTCAACTTGCACTGGTCGGCGTTTAATTGGACGCGCAAACAGGTGGCAGTGAAAATGCCCAAGGTAGACCGCGTGAAATTTGTAGTCCCCCCAGATGCGTATCTAGTCGAGGCTTGGGAACGCTATCAGCACGACATGGCAAGCGGGCATGAAATTGTCTGCCGTTCAAAGCGCAATCGGCAGATTTACAGCGATCACGCATACCGAAAACCTTGGAAAGCCGCTTGTGAGAAAGTCGGCGTCAAAATGCCCTTTTACGCACTCCGGCATATCGCTACAAGCCAGATGCTGGCAGGCGGCGCAGACCTTGCCGCAATAAGCGCACAGCTAGGGCATAAATCTCTTTCCACAACCGCAGGCTTTTATGTTCACGCCGTTCAAGGGGCGCAAAAAAAGGCCGCATCAACTCTCGCAGAGATGGTGCAGCCTTTGGTGCGGATTGGTGCAGATAATCCGCGTAACCCAGTGAAACCTATGTAATTTTTGCCGCTAGGCGGTTCCCGCATTGGATAACGGCAACGACAACTATTTCAAATTGTTAAACCATGTTTGCACCAAATGTCATGGTGCAGGCCCACGAACAAGTCTTCTAGTTTCCCTCTTTGGGAAGTTTAGCGTCCAATTCAGCCGCCATATTTTGCAGCCTAACTAGCATAATCTTGGCGTCTGTCTTATCCATCATCGCCGTGGTATGCCGCCAAGGCAAACAAATCCACCAGTGATTTTTCCAACATTGCCAAGCGTAAGCCTCGCCGCCATCAGTTGCCAATAATCCCTTACAAACGCCCGGAATCCACGTCGATAGCCGTAGCAAACCGCGTATGCCTTCATCATTCCACGCCTGCCCAATGTGGTCAAATAGGTCAGCCCAGAATTGTTTCCACGGCCTCAGAAAGCGGTCTTGCCAGAATATCGTGCCGATAGCGTCAATACGCCCGCCCTTGTGTGCCCATGCGCCGAAATTTCGCACCGTGAAGCGGGACGGGTCGCCCCAGTTGCGGACTAAGCAGTTTTGCAAAAACACCCGCATTCCGCTTTGCACTTCAGGGCCACGACGCCCGAAATTTTCCAGAACGCAATCAATGAATCGGACGCGCTTTTCTTCCTCGACATCTACCTTGTCGGCATCTCCCGAACCGCACAGGCACAGCTTACCAGCCCCGCGAATCACGCAACGCTGAAAGGTGGCAGAGCTGCCCCAAGTGACGCCCACGGCTTCATCAATCGTATCAAGCGGACAAGCGGACAGGTCAATGATGCAGTCTTGGACTAGGTATTCTTTGCCGTCAGCGAATCCAAGGCCATCGCCGCCTTGTGTGGTAGGTGCGGTAATACGCCACCCCTTTATGATGATAGTCTCACTCATGACATCACAGGCCACGGAATCTCGCCATCAATCCACGGCGCACCCTCTTGAGCGGGGAGGTCGCGCAACGCCTGCCGGTACGCCTTGACGGAATCGAGCTTGACAGCGTCGATCGGATAGTCCGGCATCACCATGTAATCGGTGTCAGCCAGCCGCTTATCACGCTCTGCGCGGAGGGCGGCAAAAGCTTCGGTCTCAATTTCTTCCTGCGGCTTAACGGGGCATTCATCGGATTTATAAAGTCTGCCATCATATGCACGCACGACTTCAAAATCGACTTTGACCATGCCGGGAGCAGGCCAAGATGCGGTTGCGGCAATGGAGTTGTCGGAGTTGTATCTTACATAGGTAGGCATTTACTAACTCCTTTAATTAGACTATTGGTGTAGTGCCATCAGCGTAATAGAATATTAACACAGCATTACCGCTAACATTATAGTCAACTTTAACAACCTCACTTTTCCTTACGGGTAAATATATTTTCATATCAACATTGCTACCAGTTGCATATACTAAAGAACGGACAGCAAAACCAGTGTCGTTGTTTGTAAGGGTTATTGATTTATTTCCATTATCACCGGAAGTTGCGTTGTTTTTGAAATAAATCCACCCATCAGCAGGTGCTTGCACTGTCCCACCAGTTGCAGGACAAGTTAGTGACTCATACTGCTCGCTCGGCATCGCAGCATGGGCCATGTATGTTGAAAGCGTAGAGCCGATACTGGAAGTATTGCTACCGTCAAGCGAGACTTTCGACTGTATTTCATTAACTAACTGCCCAGCGACAACCGTTGCATCACCGACAACAGACGAGAATGCCTTGATACAGGGAAGTGCGGTAACGGCAGGGGGCTGGACTGTAGTGCTGGCTCCGTAGATGGAGGAAGAGCGGGAGGCATTTAGGTCTGCATAGGTGTATCCAGTTGCTGAATAAGTATGTGTTGGAACTGTGGTTCCAGAATTTCTAACGGAAAAACTACCTGAACCACCACTTATACCATAACCATGAATACTTACAGTACCAGTAATATTCGGCAACCCCGCCTGATATTCCGTCCCAGCCGTATTGCCGCCCTCAATAAATTTGTCTATCAGATTCGGCAAATTGAACGTCGTAGAACCATCGCCACTACCAAACGTCGTGCCAATAGCCGCAAACAGTTCGGGATACGTCGCACGGCCTACTGCTGAACCGTTGCACAACAGATAGCCAGCGGGCACAGAGGCCGCTGCAGACCAGATGATAGTCCCCACAGGCACAGACGGCGCATTTTCTCGCACCCATTCTGTCGTAGCAGGCTTAGTAGAATCGTCAGAACTGGCAGGCGTTACGACATTGACCGTTCCAGAAAAAGTCTTGTCGCCTGTGATTGTCTCTGTCTCTGCGAGATGGACAACGGTTGTGTTAACCGCCGTTTCAATAGCGTCAAAGTTCGCGTCAAGTTCGGACGCCACTAGCTTTTTTTGACCTTGGTCATATTTCTCGACAAAGTTATTCGGGATTGTCAGTGCCATGTCTTATCTCCCTATTATGCAGTGCGACGCCAGATATAAGCCGCATAATACGGAGGCATGTTGTTATGCGCGGCGTTACCACCGACAGAAGATGTTGCGCCTGTCCAGTTGCGGGAGGCGTTGAAATTGAAACCTGATTGAGAATCATCACCTGTACCACTAGGCGTTTTCTTAGAGCTTGCACCACCTGTTGCAAAAGCCCCTGTGGCTGATGCGGTAGAATTGTAAGTATCATATAGTTGATTGCCATTAAAAGTGCCAGTGATGTTCATTGTGCCTCTGGTATGCGTATGCGCTGGCGTTTCGTTTACCGTCAGTTTATGTGTCGCTTCGCCACCTGTGCTTGTGACAGCATAGCTACCAGACACGCCAACAACGAAACGTCCTTCTATCTGCGTCCATGTACCAAAACCAAACAATGTGGCAGGATTCATGCTGTTTGTTGTCGTGTATATTGAACCCACTGGAAAAACTTGTTGGAGTATGCCCACCTTCAATTGATCTATCAGGTCAGATGTAATAGTCGAAACGTCAAGATTGCCTGTTATGGATATATCACCAGTCAGATTTACATCACCCGTAAATGTCTTGTCGCCGCTTATCGTCTGGTCATCATTCGTATGTACCGTCAGCTCATCATCATCAATCAGGTCATTGATAACGTCGGCAACATCAGTGAAATTCTCGTCAACCAAATCAGCGCGTATTTTCTTCTGGCCCAAGTTATATTGCTGTACAAAATTGTTAGGGACGCTGTAATTTCCATTAGTGATAGGCATATTAGCCCTCCTGTTTGTTGCGATTAATAGAAGAAGCGTAGAGCTAGGGGCCGTCTTTCGGGGCGGCCCTTTCTTTTACCTTCTGTTTCCATAAACTTGGTCAAACCAATTTTGGACAGAGTTATTTTGACCGTTACCGTATAACCCGTACATCAAACTGCGTAGCCACGGTGACGAACCTCTTTTAGACATATTTTCTAGCAGGAAAGGTACTCTACTTGACACGCCAGGAGTGCTTAAAATATGAGCTAAACCACCCGCCGCCAAAGCAGACCAAAAATCACCCGTAGCACTTCCCGCCGCTATAGCAGGAAGCATAGACCGCATATTAAAGAAAGCGTTATGGTTTGCGGTTCTATTGAGAGCCTTTTCTATGTTATCCCGCAAATCAATCATACGGCCTTCTTGTCTATTAAGGCCACGGACTTCGGGAACGGCATCTTCAATAGCCTTTCGCTGTTGCCTTGCAAGCTCCATAGCGGCTTCTGTTTCGCCGGGGTTCACATTAGGCGCATTATTCTGATACTTCTTTTCATACTGACGATATGTAGCCTTTTTGCCCTCTTGTGCGGCGGCTACAGTGTTATCCATGCCGTGGGTATCTAGGTATTCAGCAACGCCTTCATCAAAAGCATTCAAATCCCTTTCTGGGATGTTTTGACGGGCGGCAGTTTCTCTAGCATCACTCCACAAAGCACCTTTAGCTATCTTTTCAGGGTCTATGCGTCTGCCAGAAGCATCAGCCGCCGCTATGCCTGCATCAATTTGGTCATTCAAATCACGGACGGATTGTGTAGCTTTTTTTAGTCCACCCGTTGAAATAGGTATCTGATTGTCTATAGCGGCTTGAGCCATAGCAATACGGTCATCAAGCGAATACTTTTCAGTGCTTGGCTTCAAAACGCCCAGATATGCCCTTTGAGCGGCGGTCATTCCGCGCCCATAACCTTTATCAGCAAGCCAACCTATCCCCTTTGAAACGCCATATAAGGGGTCAGCAACACGCGAAGCATTAAGGAAAACATCACCCGCTTTACCCAAGTTTTCAGCGGCATTTGCGGCCTTTGCCAAGCCTGCCAGCTTTGACGCACCCTTAAAACCACCGCCTATTCCTGTAATTAGCGCAAGAGCATCAGAAAAAGTACCTACAGGGTCTTTTGACACTTTTTGCTTGATAGCTTCTGGTGTGCCGTATGCGTCTTTGCCATACTGAACAATGGCATCTACATACTTTTCTTTTTCCTTTGCCGAGCGTTTAATGTCATCGGGTGCTATAAGGTCTGTAATGCCAGCCTTTGACGCAAGCCCAGAAACAGTGTTTGCAAGCGTTTTTGCTGTTTCCTTTGGATTTAGTATAGCGTCTGTCATTTCTGTAGCCACACGCTTTGCAGAGGGCCACAAATTACGCGCCATTTCTCCCGGCACATCAAGCCAAGACAGTTTTGAATTGTCAGGCGTTTCTACTTTCTGTGATGCCCCCGCAACGCTGTTAAACGGTGTCCATTTGCCAGAGCCAGTATCAAAATACTGCATATCTCCCGCGTCATTCTGAATAACGCGCAACGGTTCCCATTTGCCGTTGACTTCGCCTATGTATTCGCCCGTATTGGGATTATGCGCTATTCTCATAACTACCTCTTATTTGGCGTTATTAAACGGTAGCCATCAGGGATAGGAATATCACCGCTTGTAGGCGTAGGCATTGGAGTATGTGAAGGTGCAGGAACAATAGGCACACCAGCAATACCAGCGGGAGTGTTACTTGCCACAATTTCTTCGGGAACAGTAGCAAGATATTCATTTACCCTGTCAGTTAATCCCGTATAAGGATTATATATAATCCGTTCTGGATTTATTCTATAATCCTGTGCCATGCCTCTATAACGATTATCAATAGCCTTTTGTGCCATTGCTGCATTTTCAAACAACGCAAGCGAAGTCTGAATAAACTCTTTACGCTGTTTTGGTGAAAGGCGTTTGCCTGATTGTATGTTTTCCACCATATTTCTTAATCTGTCAGAAAGGCCAGTAGCATTTTGTGCGTTTGCAAATTCGCCTTCACGCACAACTGAACCGGGGTCAAGCATTTTATTGTATGCGAATATCATAGCCATATCGCCTGCCGCGGAGTCTTGTTTAGCAGAGGCTAATAGCTGGCCCAAGCTATTCCCTAAAGAAAAATAGTTTTTGCTTGCCTTTTCATAATCATCGGAAAGGCTATTAACGTGTTCAAACTTTGTCGGAGCGCGTTTCATTGCATCGGGGTGATTAAGATAGCCTGTATATTCTTCTCTAGCTATCTTACGCAATTCCAAAGCCTGTTCTGGGGTTAGATTACGCGCCTTGCCGCCGTTTTCTTTGATATACTGCGTTGCCTTGTCGCCGTACCATTTGCGACCTGCATTTTTCCCTTTCAATATAATTCCATCTTCTGACATAAGGCCATCAGCTACTAATTGAGCAAATTTGCTGCCTTGCTGGGAAAGAGGTGGCAAAGCCTCCTCTTTGGATTGTGGCTGTTCCTGCGGCATAGCAGCATTGACTTGTTCAACTGCAACAGGGTCAGGCATACCGCCAAAAGAGGGCATTTGAGGCGCAAACGGCATTGCACCGCCATATTGTGCGGTAAAACGTCCTGCCATGTTATTCATATCCATAATGGCCTCCTGCTAATCTAACGAACCGTTTAAGCCGCCGTAGGGGTCTTCTTTGCCGCCCCCAGCACCTTTAGCCGCCGCCCTAGCACCTGCGGCCTGTGTGTTAGCTGTACGAGCATTTATATTGGCAAGCCACGCTTCGAGCTTGCGGGCTTCCGCTTCTGCTTTCTGCTGTTGCATTTCCATAGCCTGTTGCTGTTGCATGGCAGGAACGGCATACTGGACAAGCCCTAACAAACCTTCAGAATTAGCCCCGCCCTGTTTCATGTTGCCAGCAGCCATTGCAAGCAATTCAGGCGTTATCTTGTTCCCTATCAGCCCTTGCTGACCGTTGCCGCCGATAAGGGCATTAGCAAAGGCTTCCTCATTCGTCCTAGCTTGCTTTTGCTGAGGCGTAGGCATCAATTCTTCCCAATACCCTTTCAAAAGAGCATCGCCATGAGAAAGGGCAGAGTTCGGATTGACCATCAAATCAGAAGAACCGGGCGCACGAACCTGCGGAGCCGCCCCCGCACTGGCCCTCACACCGCCGCCAGATATACCCCCTACGGGTTTCATGTAATTGATATTGCCTATTCCACGCCGACCACCAGCGAGGCCACGGAGCATCGCTTCTATTGAGTTAGCCATATCTCTACCCCCGGATTCCTATCGGGACATTGTATTGTGTCGGTTTTCTGTAAAACATTTCCTGTAACCAGCCGTTGCCTTGCTGTTGCTGGATTGTATCAGCCTTGATAGACGGGCTATCCATCAAGCCCAGGCCGCGCAGTAATGCCGTAAGAAAGCTAGGCGTTTCCCGTTCCGGCGTCTGCATTAGGAGCTGATTCTCATTCATTATTTGCCCCTAAAATCCGAAGAAGTTTTTAAGAACGCCCACACCGCCGTTTAACAGGCTATCGCCATTCATCAGCGGGTCTTGCCCTCCCATCATGGGAGCTTGCGCTTGCTGGCCCTGCTGTTGGGCAGCACCGCTTGACGTAAAGCCGCCCGCACTAGGCATTTTCTGAATATTGTTGACGGCATTCATGGCATTGCCAACGGCACCGACCGCACCATTTCCCATCAGACCTTGCATCATGCCACCTAAAAATGCAGGAAACATATATTTTACCCCCCTATTATCCGAAGAAAGAGCCTATCGAGTTCAACAAGCCGCCAGAACTACTTGACGATTCAGCCGACTGCTGACTGCTACCCGTTCCAGACAACGGCGCACCAGTGTAGCCCTGCGGCAGCGTGACGGACGTATTCCCCATAAGAGACTCAAGCAACTTGTAAAGATATGTGTTTTTCAACGTTTGCTGTTCCAGATTCGCCTGATTCGCGCTGATAGCGTTCTGCAATGCCTGTGTTGTAGCCGCGTTATTAAGCGAGGCGTCTTCAGAAGCGTACTTATATGCGTCCGCAGCGGCCTGTTGCTGGGCATTGGATAGATTCTCATACCATTTGTTATTAAGGTCGCCAGTCGCTCTGTCATACGCTTCTGAACCGAGACGTATGCCTTGGTTCGCAAGCTGTTGCGCCAAGTTCGCGGCCTCGCGGTCACGCTCTTTCTCCATGCCCTGCGTGTAATTGGTCAAAAGCGTATCATACGCCTGTCCGTAAGTCTCTGGATTAAAACCAGAAGTCTGCAAACCAAAAGATTCCGCAAGGGCTGTCCCGAGCGGAGTTCCATTCTGATTTGCAGAGAGATTAAACAGGCCGCTTGTGTCTAGGGGAGTAACGTATTGAGAAAGTGCTTTGCCGAGATTCGACCCGGTAGCAACGTTGCCAGACTGTATGCCGAATTTCTCTTGCTGCCCAAGCATTTTTTGCTGAGCATCAGACAATTTGACATCTTGACGCCATGAACCATCGTCATTCTGCTTATATGTGACGCTGCCAAATGGCGTATAAGAATTTACAGGATCGTTTTGAAAGGAACTAGAACCGCTGCTTTCGCTTTCGCCCTTCGCACCGGAGCCGAATACTGAGCCGACCGTGCTGCCCATGTTTGTGCCCTCTCTTTAGTAAGGCCGAATAACAGGGCGTCTTCTTTGCCGTCCCATGCCAGCTTTTGTCGCCCTTCGTATACCCAGCCTAAGCGTTGGATTCCGACGGTTGCAACGTCATTACTGGCGGCGTGTCGTGCCGTGCAATGAGCCACCCCGAACCGTTCAAACGGAGTGGATGTTATGATGTTTGCTATTTCCTTGGTTATCCAAGGGCCACTGCCAACAATACTTATTTGCACATCACCGAGGTTTTTCTGTAGGTCATGCCATACAACCCCGGCGATTAAACGTCCATTTCTAACTATTCCATAAGCACGATACCAATCTTTCGGAAGTTCCGCAAGATTATGAGGCGCGTATGGAAGTTGCGAGAATACCCACGCCGCGACCTCTGCATCGGCGTCATATAGTATTTGAGGTCTCATACTGTATATCGCAGCCCGTATATGTAACGTGTTGCGTACTGGCGTCAACAGCTACAATAGGAGCGCAGAAATAACCGCAGCCTTTGGCCTGCATCCACCGTGTACGCACTTGCCGTTCACCTTCGCCCGTTATCCAATCAGAGCCGCTTGTGTCGTATGCGTCCTTATTCCATTCGCCTGTGTACCATTCAGTTCCGGGAGTAATCGCATCTTCTTTGAACATTTCAGATAGAATTTCTTCCGTTCTGAAATCTTCCGCAAGGTCAAACCATGCTGCCGGAATAGACGCGCTAATCAGGAAAGGTCTCGCAAGAGTGAAACGCTTCTTAACGTTGCCGCCGACTGCTACGAAACCATGACGCACACGCGCATGGATAGGCTCAGGCACCATGTAGAGAATGTTCCAAGTCGCACCGCCTTCATCTTCTGCATCTACAGCCCACTCAGAACCGTCCGGGTCATCTGCATCAAGTGCCCAAATGCCCGTACCGTCAATCCACAACGTTCCGTTCACGGCGTCCTGATAGAGATAATCAAGCGCAAATGCAGCCGTATTGCCACCGCCGATAAGACCGCCCTTGTATTCTACTAAACAGCGAATTTGTTCCCATCCTTGAATCGTGCCCCAGGCCTTTGTCTGAGGATTGACTACAAGTTGCTGGCAGCCCAAGGGGCCGGGTGCATTGATGACAATCAAATCACGCCCATGATAAACGCAAATATCCCAGCCTTTGTTCCTGCCATAGGTGGCAACAATGCTGTCCCAGTGACTGCGTATCTTTTCGCCTATATTGGCATCAAGACCCGGAAATTCCTTTGACATTGCCGTGTTAATGCCAAGCAGTCCAGACTCTGTGATAACAATCAAATCAGGGCCGAGCTTTGCCACGCATCGAGGCGCACCCACAGGGCGAGGTATCTGTCCATGCCCCACGAGGCTCCATGAACCCGCTTCATCGGGATTCGTGCCCTTGAACAAAAGCACTTCACCCTCGCTGGAAATAACAACAAACAGGTCGTCAGAACCTGTCAGGCCGTCTTGTGTAACCACGCCAAACGCCGCAAGCGAACCGCCTCTGTGAAGATATGCACCTACAGGCAATTCATGAACTGGCCCTTGAATGGCATTGACATCGCCATAATAAACCGTCTGCGAGTCCTTTTTCAGCCACCAAAGGCGCGACAAATGCGAAGTAATGGCAAAGAACCCGGAGGCGTCAAAGGTTTCATTATTCTGTGTAAAAGCAGCCTGCGTCCATGTGGTGCCGTCATAGTAAATCGGCGTATCTTCGCCATTGCAGCAACATAAGAACGTACCGCCGTCATTGGAAAAGTTGACGGATTGCACATACCCAGAGGTCAGCCCTGTATATGAAAGTTCCGCTTCCACTTCAGGCTTGGGAACACCTGGCAAAACGAATATATCTGAATCGGCAACGCCAAAGGCCTCTTCACCATTCCAGACCATCACGGATTCAACGGGATTGCCGTTAAAGCCAATTGTCCACGGTGATGAGCCGCCCCTTGACGTGAGGCCGTTTTCATTGGGCCACCAGTTAATGATTTGTTCCGCATATCCGGGCTTCATGAGTTCGGGCGGGTCCATAGTATTCATGCCTAGAACAGGCGCGGGCAGAAATTTTGTAGAAGTCCTCCGTTTGGGGGCATAACGCGCCGCCCTCATGCCAGTGTCTTGACCGCCTGCGTATCTCAGCGAACCGATGCCAAGGGATTGTGCCATGTCTTAGCTCCCGGTAGTCCCACGATCATAGAAATATGTGTCGGCTAACTTCTGGTCAATGTAATCCCGCACCCATTCCGTATTGGCGGCCTTGGTAGAATCATCGGACAACGCCTGCGTGACTATTATAACGTTGCCTGTAAAAGTCTTGTTCCCTGCTATGGATTCATTACCAGTTAAATGCACCACGCTGGTATCAAGAGCCGTCACCGTACCAGACAACGTATCGAGATTATTAGAAAGCGTCGTGACAGTGCCAGATACTTCCTCTAAATCCGCAATGGACGGAACACTGAGATTTTCCCGCGCACCTTCTTCTGTGTCTGCGCCTGTACCGCCCAAGAAAATAGGCTGAATGTCTGTTGACGGGTCGCCACGAGGAATGCCGAAATCAAGAATTGCATGAATCGGCGTACCCATGTTCCTCACATACGCCATCTCCCCAGATTGCAAGGTGATGACATTGCCGACAGTCACAGAACCCGCAGGCACTTCTGGAATCGTCACCCGTATTCCGTTGCCGTCATCATTGACCGTGCAATTGCCCGCAAAGTCCAAATACTGACGGTTCGGCATCTCATAAGTGCCGCCACCGCTAATGTATCTAATGATATGCCCTACCGTAGCCCTTGCAGTAGCAACAATGTCAGCAAGTCTTGCCATATCTCCCCCCTTACCGCCTTCTTTCCCATGCGTCATGTGAGGCAGGCATTACGTCTACGCCCAATTCAAAGAACGGTGACTTCCCTTGCCCTTGACGGATAGCCGCTTGAATATAAGAGTTTCTTTCCACGTCTTCCAACCCGGGCTCAAAATTGTTTACGCCGCCTTCCCAGCCTACACGGCGACCATTTTTCATGACGGGGTAATCAATATTCATTGCAGCCTTAATGAGTTCGACTTCCCACGGCGGGATGTTTTCATATATCAGGGGGCGGAACATCGCCGGGGGTTCCATCTCTGACGGATTTTCAATGCCCGGATGTCCTGCCGACAACTCGCTGGAATATGAGCCGTCAGAGTTCTGGAAGGTCGCGAAGCCGCCGCCCTTGTTAGTCCCGTCAAGACGCTTGCCATGTCCCAAATCGGGAAAACGCGCTTGCATATCAGGAGACGCATCTCTGTAAATGGTAGAACCGAACTGCATATATCCCCCCTATGCCCAAGGCCGGGCAACGCCACCAAGTAGAGATTTTCGCGGGTCATACGCCTGCGGGCCGCCTGCATTCAACACGCCTCGCGGGGTGTCACTAGCCTGCAATGAGCGCAAGGCGTTGTCATAGTTCAAAAATTCCTGCTGATACGGCAATCCGTTGCGAGATAGCCAACGCCAGACAATGCCTAGAGTGAGCAGCCGAGAATCAAGCAACGGCGTATCCGTATCGGTCGTCAGACGGTCAATGCCGTTCCCATCTGCGTCGTTTGCCCAGTTCTTAGAAATGTAGGCGAAGCGCAATTCCTGTTCGGAAGTTGTCGGACACGTTATCCAAAGGTGCCCACGCTCAATGAAAAATCCATACAGCAACGCCATGCCACCAGCCCTCATGAACGTGCGGCCCTGTGCAGACATCGGCCCTATCAGTGGCATCATGCGCCCGTTAAGGTACAGGCAATCGTCAATGAAACGAGAAAGACCGGGGCACAGCTCATCGACTTCGCCTTGGTCGGACATGTTGCGGTCATCATCAGCCGCCTGTGCCACCACGGGAATCGTCAACGCCTGCCAAGGGAAAGACAGGCACAAATCTTGTCCAGTCTCATTCAGCAGGGCAAGCATTTGCCGCTGCGTATCGTCACTCATGTCCAGATAAGACGGTTGCTTGGCAATGCACAGACGGTTTATTGCGTCTTGGATAATCTCTAGTGTAGTCGCCATATCAGCCCTCAAAGTATTTTGTCAGACTGTCCACCGCATCTTTCATTGTGCGATTTTTGATATACTTATAGTTCACAGGGTCAGAAAAACGTTTAGCCCATTTCTCAAGGTATGCGAAGAAATTTGCATCTTCGTCAATGTCTAAATCTTTCATGTCAGGCGTTCTGAATTTGTTTTCTTTTGCCCATTGATAGAAATATGTTGTTGGCTCATACAGAAAACAACCATTGCTTTGGCCTGTCGGCAACGGATTCCGCGTTGCGTCAATCATTCTCCATTTATAGCCGCGCAAACGGTTAATTGTTAGCTGCGCAGGCATTATAGAGGATGGCGACCGCAAAAGGATAGTCACATCGGCGTCTGGACGCGCAAATACCAGCATGTGTGCCATTGTCCCCATCGTGCAGGCAATATGCGTTGCACCTGAAATGTAACGAATTTGGTCAGCCAAAGACAGTTTTTCGGGGGCGATTACTTTATAACCCTCGGACTCAAAGAACCGTTCGTAATATTCTTCACCAACGCCATCACCCGCAGGCCATTGTGTGCGCGTGAGATAGATTTTGTCCGTATCAAAATGCTTTCCAGCCTTCTTCATAACATAGCCGAACCATTCAAGCCAAGCAGGATTGCCGCCGTCGCCCGTTCTGTATGCTTCATCGGGAATTATTACTTCCGGGAACTGTGTGGGCTGCTTAATGATCTCGTAATTCATGCCTGCCAGCTTAAAAAAGCTTTCAGCATGTTTCGTGGACGCCCCCGGCTGGACAAGGAACACGCGCTTTAAATTATCATCATGGTGACGGGCGTAATGCCACAGCCGCGTCATTCCATCTATTATTTCGTGCCCGAAGTGACCAAAAATAACACCACCAAAAACAACGCGCTCATGACGCACATCTATTCCGACAGCGACATAAGACTTTTTGCAGGCCAGATTGTAAAATTCAGCACCCTTGCGACGTTCAATGCCTGCCACAAAGTTAAAAGCCCCGTCTGTCACCCCGCCTTGATAACAGTTCAAATCTTGAGAGCAATCATCACGTTTCTGCAATGGCAACAATATTCCGCGAGGTACGGAACGCACAGAAGGCGGTGGAAGCGTTTGTATTGCCTCCAAAGCCGCCTTCCAGCGAGATGCGTATTCAGAATAAAAGCGCATCAATCAGCCTTCGCGGGGCGTCCGCGTTTTTTTTCTGCCTGCAATGTCGCCAATTGCGCCTGCATCGCTTTCATGGCCTCTTTCAGCTCTTCATTCTGTGCCTTGACCGCGTTAAGCTCTTCGCCTTGCTGATACAACTTGGCAACGCTTTCGCCGCTTCTATCTGTCAGCCAAGCACGAGCTTTGCGAGACAAATCAAGACCATCAAGACCAAAGGCTTCAAGCTGCCCGTTGCCGATATTTGCTAGCCGTTCAACACTGGACACGCCGCAAGAGCGCAAGGTTTCAATCTGTCCAGGCGTCAGCCATGCCATTTGAGCAAGAGGCGTTCCGTCACAGAATGTCTTGCCCTCAATATACGCCATCAAATTAGGCCACCAGCTAAAAACATGGTCGCCCTCTTTTTGATCTTGCGTGAGAATAGGCGCGACACGTGCAACGCGAGCCTTAAAAGATTCTGTCGATTCACCCTTGCGCGGAGCCGCAAAACGATAAATCAGAGAGCTTTTGCTATCAGTACGAATGACGGCTTCAATGCCATCTTCATAGCAAACCTTGCCCAGACGAGCCGTTTTAGCCAAATCCTCTACCGCGCATTGATGAAACTGCAAGTCAGCCATAACTGTCCTTTTGTTACGGGGCGAGAGCGTGAAGCCCCCGCCCCATGTTAGATGTTATTATTCGGTGGTGGTATCGGTATCAGAAGACGTATCTGTATCGGACGACGTGGTGGTGTCGGTATCAGACGAGGTGGTAGTGTCGGACGAAGTTGTCGTGTCGGTATCGGAACCGCCGCCGCCCTGCTGTACGATAACGCCCTGACGCTTACGGTTGCTGACAGTCATGTTACCCATCCACAGGAGCGGGATAACCACGCTATCCTGATTGATGGGTATTTTATCCTCGGCCACCGTCCACATCGCGTCTCTATGCTGACGGAGCTTCAGGAACGAGGTGTTAATGAGGTAAATATGCCCAGCAGGCATGACAGTATTGCCAAGGTCATCGGTCGTCTGGTCAAAGAACACATCGGCCCCTTTGTACTTCAGCGACACGAAACCCGCCTCTGCTTCACGAGCCGAGGTGTAACGCTGCAATGCCTGCAAGCTGCCCTCAAACGTGGCGTACATATCCGGGTCCATCAGAATGAAGTCAGGCTTGTCGGTGCCGCGAGTGAGGGCAATATATGCCTTGTCAACCGCAGTCTTGATAGCCACACCGTCAGCATTTTCCGCAAGGGAGAATGTCTGGTTAGCCCAGAAGCCATAAGTCGCCGCAGAAATACCGCCGACTGTGTTAGTAGGCGTGTCAGCCACGAGCAACTGAAGGCCGCCCATCTGATTCGACACAGCACCAGCGGAATACATATCGCGGTTCATCACGTTAGCTGCCGAGCGAATGGCGTTATCGACACGCGCCTTGACCAAATCAATAACGCGAGTCTTGCTGCCCATATTGATACGCATTTCACGACCGCTGTAAGTCACAGACTCTGCGGCCTGCTTCCATTCAAACTCTGCAGCAGTAAGAACGGTCGAAGGATTGATGTTTAGCGTGTCGTAGCCGCTATACCTCTGGAACGTCTGGTTTTCTGCGAAGTCCAGATTCTCGACGATGGTCGTGCCACCATCAAGCACCTGGTCATTATTACGCTCCTTCATGCGACGCCACAGCGCATTGTGTGCGCTCATGTTGTCGATGATGTCCTTACGGCGATTCTTGAGAGTGGTAACGGTAAGTTCCGTAAACATTGCATTCGGATCAGGCATTTTTTATTCCTTTGGGCTAGGTATTATATTTAGCCCATATATCGTTCATTTGTTCTTCCCACGGCTTTTGCGGGTCAACTTCCGGCCCTTTTCCGGGGCGAGGATTTATACCCGCAGCCTTACGTGCCCGCGCAGAATTTTGCTTGAATTGAGCAATCCGCGCATCTTCACGCGCCTTAAATTCCGCTTCACGAGTTTCAGCAACCGAGAAGATTGCCGCCTCATAAGCAGACTTGAACAATTCGGGAGTGATGCCATCGGAGCCAGCGTTAGCTCGCATCCATTTGCCCATCAGTTCCCCGACCTGTGCGCCGTGATCTCCGAACAAGTGAGGATAAAGCGGTTGCCCATCCTCTCCCTTGGCGTTTGCGAAGTCATTCAAGCCATAGGCAACGCGCTGGACGGCCTCTTGCCGTTGCGTTTCGGCTTGGCGTTCACGCTCCGCACTGTCACGGCGTTGATTGTCCTGTTCCAACTGTGCAAGACGTTGACGGAGGGCCATCACCTGCGGGTCAACTTGCTGACCGTCATCAGACGGGGTAAGATTCAACCCTGCGGCCTGTGCCCAGTTCAGCACGGCTTGCAGTCCCGCTTGAGGGTCACGCATTATCAGGGACTTCACGTTAAGCACATCGGAAATCTCTTTCATCATGGCGGCAGGATTACCCCAAAGGGGATTGCCGTCAGTTCCACGAAACGCTTGGAAATAGGGCTGTAGCTCCTTAAAGCCTTGCATGACGGGACGGAGAGTTTCCACCGTCTGCATTGCGTTAAAGGCGCGTCCCAGCACCTGTTCCCGTTCTGTTTCCCGCTTCGCCACCTGTTCCTTCAATTCGCGGGGCAACTGATTAAACAATTCCTGCGAATTTTTACCCCATGTGGCAGGGGCGGGAATTGCCTGCGCTTCTGGTTCGGGCTGCGCCTGCTCAGGTGTGCCGACCTTTTCAGGGGCAACCGTCTGCGTCGCATCGCCTTCTTCAGTATGCGTGGCGTAAATTTCGTCCAGTTCCGCGTTAAGAGTTTCTTCTGCCGATGGCCCTTCCGTTTCTACGGTTTCAGGTTCGGCAACCGTGCTTTCCATGTCTTCCATGCGTTCTCCTTACCGAGAGATGTAACTTTCCATCTCGGCGTGGGTCAGACCTTCAAGGCCAGTTTTCCAGTTCTTCCTAGCGTCAGCAGCACAGGCGCGACCTTCGCGGGCGTCCATGCAGCCGTTGCTCTCTAAATCATATTTACGTTTCGCCCATGTAGTGACGGGCTTGCCGTCTATTGGACTAGCGTATGAAATATTAGGCTGTACCATGACAGTAAGTGACGGTGCATCATCACCACGGCTTATGTCATCGGCATCAAGCCAGATATATTGTTTATTCTTGCCCCAAGGGCCATATATTTTGTGCGCTGACATCACACTAACCCCGGCATTGCCATTTGCTGCGCTTTTGCTTGCGCGTCCATGCTGGCTTTCTGCAAATCATTCTGCGCTTTCATAGCCTCTATCTGCGGCTTTTGCGCTATCTCAGCACCTTGCAGATTGAGCTTTTGCGCTTCAAGCTGTAGCTTTGCGCCTTCAATCTTCTCACGAGACTGTATCTCCGCGCCTTGCAGCTTTAACGCTTCTTCTTTCAAGCCGCGTTCATCCTTGGCCTGTTCTAACTCACCCTTTAACGCATCTATTTGTTTTTGTAAAGGATTGCTAGAGCCAAGTTTTTCTAAGTATTCATCGAACTTATCAGTCAACATATTTGACAACGGCGTTTTCTGCATAATAGCCCGCAAAATCTCCATGAACAAATCGGCAGGGATTATGCCAGCCTGTACGCCGGGCAAAAAAACCTGTCCAAAGCCGCCGATTGCCTGCATAGTATCGGAAAGATCTTTCAAGTCCTGTTGCTGATTCGGTGCAATGGTGGAATCAGTCTCAATTTCGACCTTGTAGGAGCGTTGCAAATCACTCTGCAAAACGCCCTGAATATCTTCCCATGCAGGCGTATCAAGCAGTTTCTGTATCTGTTCCTTCTGGCCCTTAAGCTGTTCAACGGCCTTCTGCGCTTCAGGATTGCCCATCTGTGCGGCCTGCATTGCTTGCTGGCCCTGCATATCAATAGCTTGCAATTGAGCTTGAGCCTGCGCCTTCTGCTCATTTGTGGGGAAGTTAAGGCCCGTAATCTCTGCCAGCGTTTGCGTCTGATAGGTTTCAGAGATTATTTCAGCCGCAAGACGGAGAGTATCAGCAAGGAAACGCTGAATCTCACGTTTGTAACCGTCAACACGACTTGAACCCCACGCGGCCTTGATTTGTTGCGCAGTGGCGGTTTCACTCGCTTTCGACACGCCACGGAGAATGTCACTGATACCTGTTATCTCATAAATCGTCTGCTTAGTGGCTTCACGCTGTTCATAGAGCTTGCTTAATGTCTCGACCGCATCCTTGACGGGGAACAGCCACATCATGCCCTGCAAGCCGCCACGCTCCATAAACTGAGAAGATGCCTCAGTCGGGATAAGGTCGCCATCGGTCGCCGTAGTCATCACGCGCTCAATATCCGCGCCCAGTTCTGCCGCATAAACGCCACGCCACTTAACGATTTTGCCCGTTGCCTCAATGCGCCGCGTCAAGACATCCAATTCACGCGCCTGTTCTTCATACTGGCTGTAGAGCGTAGCAGGCATGAGCGAATCAGGCGACGGCACGGCATACATCGGGGCCGGAATGGGATAGAAATTCTCAAGGTCAAGGGGCGGTTCTTCATACTTCAAGGCCGATTCAAGCCCCTTACTCACCCAAAGAACGAGCTTGTCACGGCGACTCCATACTTCCCAAATCTCTGCGCGAGCGTCCTTATCTGTATGTTCGCCGTCATCATGTGCGCTTTGAGAGGCATAATCAGTGCCCTCATCACGGCCTTCATGCGCCCCCTCGACATAGCAAAGGCTATCCGCATCAGCATCAGGGAAGTAGGCTTTGACATCGGCTTTGGTCATCCAATGCCTGAAAGCGCACCATTCAACGCGATTCCATGAAGGCGCATCGGCATGGACAAAATCTTTGTATGATACAGGCTCGAAAACGATATTTTCACCCGCCACCATGTCAACAAAGTTTCCGTCAGGAAGGGCTTGCTGCGCGATTTCGGGTTCATACCGCACACGCATGACAGCACGACCGGGCAAAAAGAAGTCGAGAACGCTTGCAATAGCCGCTGAATGAAAATTGCCCACGTCAAGCACATATTCAAGCGACCTGTCCAGCACTTGAGCGCAAGCAAGAGCCAGCGGGTCTTTACTCTGCCAGCGTTGTCGCACATCAGGACGCGGAGGCTGGTTATACGTTGCGTTTCTCAGCGTTTCCGTGTTCGACCACAAAATGTTGAAGCCGCCTGAATTACCCACATCGGACTTGCTTTGCTCATTCCTGTAGCGGTCAAGGACAGCTTTCGCGTCTTTGCGCCACTGTTTCTCACGTTTCAACGCGGCCTTGATCTCTGCCAGCCATGCGACAGACGAAACAGGCAAATCCTTAACCTGTTCCTGCGCGGCATCTTCTATCTGTGCCTGCATTTGTGTATCAATCTGACTCATATAGCTCTCGCTTGTCTGCGTTTCTTGAAATGTTGCTCAAAGAGGTCGTGAGCCGTCCAGGGCGTTGCAGCCGCTTCATTCACCCTTTCAGTCAAAGTCTTTTCTGGCACTGGCACCTTTGCAGGCCGCATTTCTGCCAGCATTCGCGTTAAGAGTGACAGCGCGTCCACTTGGTCATCATGCTTGCCAACGGGAAACGTCAGCATTTCAGCCATCAAATCAGCAACCCAAGGACAGCGAGACGGTGAAGGGAAAAAGACTTTCCCCATCTGCATACGCGCTTGTAATGAACGCGCTCTTGTAGGCTTGTCTGCTACGCTTGCGAATTGCTGGCGATAAGTGCTGTAGAGCTTTTGCTCCATGCAACGCTTGCGAATAATAGGATCAAGAGACTTTAGAATTACGCCGCCTTCTTCTGCCCAAATCTGTGGTTTATACATCCGCACGATATTTGACCACGCATCAATCCATTCCAGCGCATCAGTCTGCCCACGCCATAGGTCAACGATAAAAATATTCTCTTGTTCATCTACACCAGCGAGAACATGTACTGTATAGTCGCCACCGTCAGCCGTCACTGCATAATCTGACGCGCCGTAGTAGCGCAGATATGGAGGCAAAACGTCATACGTCTGCATCCACTCACGCTTGAAATATGCGCCTTCATCGGGGGCTGGACGTTGCTGATACAGCGCATTCCAATCTCGCGGCCCGATAGCAGCGCGGATGCTCTCTAATTGTTCAAGGCTGTAGCGTTCCGGGTGCAATGCTTCGCCGCGTTTCCTGTGCGGTTCATCGGCATCAGCAATGGCAGGGAAGTTCACCACGCGCCAAGTGTCGCCCTCTCCCTTGTCCTGCATTTCAAGAAGGCGACCGCTCAAATCGTCCATGTGCCAGCGCGTATTTATAATGACGATGCCGCCGCCCGGAGCAAGCCTTGTATAAAGCGTAGATGTGTACCAATCCCAAACATTATCCCGTTGCGTCTCTGAATCAGCCTCTTGCCTGTCCTTGAACGGGTCATCGACTATGGCTATTGAGCCGCCCATGCCTGTAATGCCACCGCCAACGCCTGCGGAACGAACACTTCCCTTGTGGCCCACAATCTCAAAGAAATCGCTTGTCCGTTGCCAGCCAGAAGCCCTTGAGCCGATGCCGCCCATGCGCGTTTCGGGGAATATTCTTGCGTATGCGTCAGACTCGACAATCCTTTGCACATCCTTATTGTTGCGCGTTGCCAAGTCTGCGCTGTAGCTAGTGCTAATAATCTGCATATCGGGATAACGACCGAGGCAGTATGCGGGAAATCGGCGTGAAACCAGTTCCGTCTTGCCGTGACGCGGAGGCATTGTGAGCATCAATCGGGGGCTTTTGCCTGCCACCACGTCAGCAAGGAAGGCATCAAGCTCGGCACATATTTCCTCATGCACCCAGCCCATGACATAGCTAGGCATAGTCGCGTAAACGAAACCGACCATGCTTTTTGTCGCCAGTCCTTGCTGAATGTCATGGATATGCGCCATCAATCAGACTCCCCACGGAATGCGGCTTTCGCCATCTTTGCTATCTGTTGCGGAGTAAGGTTGCTCAAATCGACATTAACCGCAGGCTTGGGACTCATTGAGCCGTCAGAGGATGTATTGTCCACATGCTGCGTCTCTCGCCATCCAGCTTGCGTCTTGAGGTAGAAAAATATGGACGCGCTATCGCCAGACATAGCCTTTTCAAAGAGCTTGTTTGCGACCTTCGCCTTTGCTACAGCCTTGCCCTTGCCGAAAGCGTCATTGTAATGCTTGTAAATCGTATCAGACGAAACGCCGAGGATATGCCCCACATCTTCCTGCGTCATGCCGAGAGCCGCGAGGTGTTCGACTTTGCCTGCAAATTCAGCATTCCACTTGATATGCGGCTTTTTAGACATGCTTATGCTCCTGCCGTAAGATTTTCGGAGCGCATCTATTCCAGTTTATCTTGTGATGTATGCGAGCAACCGTTCTTTTCAAGGTTGAAATCTTCACAGCACTAGGGCACATCATAACGGTATAAAAACTTTTCATGTATGTACCATTGTCCTTATACATTTCCGTCAAGCCGCCTGCGCTTTGTTGCGTTTCAATCTGATTGACATTGACAGCCCCAAGCGTAAAGAACAGATTGCCCTTATGCGATAATGTCACATAAGTATTCACATCATCATTCATTCTGCCTACAAATTTGAACGGACGGTCTGTGCGGCAGAAAAAGGCATTCATGGCTTTACGCATAATCGCTTTTGTAGAGAAGCTTTCACGACCGCCCATAAAATCCCCGCATTGAGCAAGACAAACGCTTTTCGCATCGCTATTGTCCAAAAACGTCAAATAGCAATCAAATATGCTATCAAGATTGTCTGGCCATTTAACCGCTAATTTTTCTCCGTCATCATACCTGTATTGAAACTCAAAATAATCATCATCTAATTCTAGGAAATAGTCTAAACCTAAATCAGCCGCTATCTCGTGGCACATATTGCGAGCAAAAAGAACAGTGTTTTTCTTCTGGACAATATCGCCACGGTCTGTCTTTTCAGCCGCCTTTTCCTTGTCAAAGACGATTACATTGTCATACTTCGCCTTATATTCATCGACTGACAAATCCTCATTATCGACTATGAGGTAAACTTTGCCAGTATAGCCATACTTGCGTAAAGATATGAGCGTCTTTTGATTATCTGGACGCCCATGCTCAAAATGAAGCAGGCAAACTTCTTATGACGCATTAGAAATCCCCATTATTTCCTGTATCCTTTCGCTAAACTCAACAAAGCCATTCTCGATAGCCTTATCCATATCGATAATGACTAGCGCAGATTCTTCCATCAATTCCTGCATTTCAGGTGATGCCTTGCTTGCATAGTATTCGGCTATGTTCTGATAATTGAACGCGATATGCCGAGTAGCCGCAAAGCGAAGAAAAGCCTTTTCCGCATCGGATACGCTTGAGGCATCAATCTTTTTGATAAGCGCGTCCATGTGCGTCTTGTCGTGGCAATCATCAAGCGCAACTTCCGCACCCGTAGGCTCATAAATCGGAGTCGCAATCTTGTCCGTATATTTGCCGTCAGGTTCTTCAATGTCGGGAAGGTCAGGTTCTTCAATCTCGGCAAGCTCTCCCATGTCAAAGCCCGTAAGCTGGAGGTCGTAATCAAGCCCTCTCAGTTCTTCCAATTCCAGCTTGAGCAATTCGTCATCCCATTCAGCCCAATTAGCTGACTTGTTAGCCAGCAGCCGAAACGCCTTCACTTGCGCGTCAGTCAATTCGTCAGCAAGCGCAACGGGAACTTCTTTCAGCCCTAATTTCTGCGCAGCTTTGAGTCTCAAATGCCCGTCAACCACGGAGCCGTCAGACTTAGCAACAACAGGAATGCGAAAGCCAAATTCCTTGATAGCCGACACCATTCTATCGACTTGGGCATCGTTCTTTCTGGGATTCCTAGCATACGGAATCAGCTTATCTATTTTCCAGTTTTCAACCTTGAGCATTATTCACCTTTATGTCGCGTTTAAATAACGCTACCCGTAAGAAACACATTTTGCGGTCACAATACCGCCTGAGCTATGATATTTTGCCCTTATTCACCGTCTGTTTATCAGCCCAGCCATGCAGTTGTCGCCCTGCCATTTGTTTCGCGTCACAGGCAGGCATTTACGCGCCGATGCACCAATCCTCGGTTATGGTGCGGTAGTTTCAAAGAAGGCGGCTGTTTAATCCATTCGTCCGCGACTTATTGCTCATGCACGGACTTCTGAACTCCGGGTATCAGAGTTGACGGTTATTCAGACTTTTATATCCCTGCTAACCATGTTTCACGCGGTCGTGAACCTCACGGAGCTTGGCATTGTTGAAACGATCTAACGTGCCCACGAGGTAGCCCGTAATTCTCCGTATCCTCTCGAATTTTATATCTTTTCCGACTTTTCCATTATCAACAAACAGTTTCTTTTTCACTTTGCCATTTCCCTTATCGTATCGATTTGCTGTTGGAACGCCTCACGATGCGCCTTACAGGTTTCAGAGCGAACGTAGCGTTCCATATCCTCTCGCATCTTGCGCTGTTCATTGCGAATATCCTTGAGCAGATAAAGGCAAATGCCCGAAAGCACCGGGGTCACAATCGCAAGCAAACGGAGGAATATTTCCATTTCAGCCCCCATGTCAGTAGCCAAGCCCCAACATACCCAGCAACAGGGCCGAGATTTCTTTAGCCATTGAGGGAGGTAAATCAGTAGCAGGCCAGTAATGCAGAATTACAGGACGTATCAGTTCCCAGAGGAAGCCAATGGAAAGCACCCAGCCGAGGAAGGAACGCCACAGACGCATGATGCTAGTAGGCGCGCCCTGGATTTCGGCCTCATTAATGCGGGCTTGCTGTTCCCGTGAAGCGGACTTATCGGGAGAAACTTTGTCGAGAATCTTGCCGCCGATACCGCCGAGGAGATTGCCGAGCCAGCCGAACATCACAACGCCTCCACATAACGCTCTAAGTCATTCGCACGATTCAGCCAACCCTTGAGAAACTTCTTTTGTGATGGCCGACTGTCAACAATCGCCTGATAAAAAGCCTTGCGCTGTTTGATGATTTCCTTGGCGAGAGATGTAGCGGGGAGGGAATTAAGCGCAGCCTTTGTCAACGGCCCCTGTATGCCGTCAACTGCGAGCTTGCCGCCGAGGTCAGTGCTGATAGCGTTAAACGCCTTTTGAGCGAGCCTGATAGCACGTGAGGTGCCATGATTGACGGCGCAGTCAAACAGGGTGACGGCAAGGGGAGCATCGTAGCGATCAAAATGCGGGGTATCCCAGAAACGCCAGCGGAACAAATCACGCGCCTGGTCGATTCGGAGCGACTTTATTGACTCACGAGAGACGGGCAGCTTTATGCCAAGGCAGAGCAACTTTGTGGAATCGAGACGTTCGCAATCCTTCAAAAACTCGATAGAGACGCCGTATTTCGTGATGCCCCCGGCGTCCACAGGGTCGTCGTCAAGCCCGCCTTCCCATGTTTTCGTGAACTTGTATGCCGTCTCAAACTTGCCCATTTAGCCCCCCAAAATTTGGGATAATTATAACACAGGTTTTTAATCCTAAATCCTATGTGGTACGGTGCAGGGCGGTGCGGGGCAGTGCGGGGCGCAAAAAGGGGCTTGACAGAAAAATAAAAAATAAATTTCTATGAAAAAAGTATTGACTATTTCAAATAAGTGTCTTATCTTGAAGTCAACGAATGAGGGAAACACAAACCCGTAAGGAGAAAAAACATGACACGCCTAGCTTACAATCTCGACCACCTCCACGAACTTCGCAACGCCATCGCAAGAGCGCGGGCAGCACATAGCTATAATCTGGACATGGGGGGCGGTTATCTGACCATCTCATGTCGTGATGACCAAGGCCGCGAGGCATCAATCACGACGAACAGCCACGGTGAAGGTCTGTTCCACTGGAATGACCGTGATGGCTGTTATTCCCAGTCAGCAGGAACGTGCCAATACTCTATCGCGGCTTGGTCTGACCAAAAGGCCCGCCGTGAACTGCGTCAGGCATGGGAACGCCGATACGGCGAGGAGATGGAATAATGCGAGGTGGCGCAAGGAAGGGGGCGGGGCGTAAGCCTCTTGCCCCCCGTATATCTCTAGCAATAAAAATGCCTCTATCTCTCGCAGAGACAATAGAGGCCAAGGCAAAAGAAGAAGGCATGACGCGCCATGCAAAAATCATTGCGATTCTTGCTGAGTGGGCGTGTAAGTATTTACCAGCCAGTTGACGAGCTGACTGTATTCCGCATGAAGACTTTTCGGGAGGCGTACAATCGGTGCGCCTTCTTTTATCCACAGCCTCACCGTGTCATCAGAAACACGGAACGCCGCTTTAATCTCATCGAGATTATGCAATGGCATGGGATTTACAACTGTTTGGTTCATCATTCCCCCACGCATTTTGCATCGAGTTTAAACACATCTTCCGTGCATTGCCCATGTTGATACAGACGGTAAAGCAAGGCGATTTTCTCTCCGTCTTTATATTCAATCGTCGGCCCGTATACTTGATGAAGTTCTCTGTCAGTACGTTTCAGTATCTTTGCCACTGCGCGGATAGTATCTCGCAACGTGCTACGCAACAAAATCCTAACTTCAATAGGCTTTCTCATTCCCATTCCCCCAGCCAGTTCCGTATCAGCACTACTATGGAATCAATCGTTTCTTCCTTTTCTCTTGCAGTGCCCTCATTCTTTTCCACGGCCTGCACAAGCTCCCCTACTTCTGCCGATATGCGACCGAGTGCTTGATATTTTCCCTCCGCAAAAACGGGGTGCAGACGACGTGCCCTGCGTAGAGCATCGAGAATTGTGTACAGTAGCGTGTATCCGTCTCCGCTATTGCCATTGCCGAGTATCCGCATTTGCTGAACTTCCGGCAGAGTGGCGACCTTGACGTTACATTCATCACATGGCGTTTTGCATTCATCGCAAACAGCGTTCACTTTTCCACCTCGTCAATCGTTTTTATCAGCCAATCGAGATACACGCGAGCCTTTTTCAAGTCTTGTACGCCGCCCTTATCACGCCAACGCCATAGATATTTGACGCAGTTGCCTTTCAGATAGCCCTGATACTCTAGAGTATCCATACTGGCGCGTATTGCTTCAATGCACTCTATGCCGCCCTGCGTGTAATGTGAAGGGTGATTGACGTTATCTATTTCACTCATGCCATAAACTCCATTGCCTGAAGTGCTTCTTCTGGGCTTTTAACTATCGCCACCATGCCGCGCCATGCCTCGTGCCATGCCAACTCGTCAGCCGTCAGCTTTTGTTGAGACGGGGGAACATCATTGCGCTTGATTTCCATGAGCATATTCTTGCCCCGATAGCCAACGACAATATCAGGGCACCCCTTGCCTACAGTGGCGAGTGATTGCACCGTAGCCCCGGCCTTGCGAAGCGCGTCAACAATTTCTTTCTGATTCGTATCTACTTTAGCGAACTTACGCACGGTTCAACCTCGCTTTTGCAAGACGTTCAGCCGCAGCCTTCTTCTGTTCCTCGCTCATTTCCCTGTGACTGCGGAAAGGATTCTTCCCTAGCCGAAACGGATACAGCGCACAGTCTTTAATCTGGCAGCGTTCGGCCTCTGTTCTACTACCGCCTGAGCAGTCTAGGCACTTCATTCTGATAGCCTTGACAGGATTCGTGTTGCTTGTTTCAGGACACTGCATAGCTATTTCCCTCCTATTTCTGCAATCATGACACGCAATATCGCCCCAGATTCCGGGGATACACGTCAAGCACGGATTCACGGATTGCACTCAAAGAACGCATACGCAAATCCCATAGGCGTTGCGCTCCTGGCATTTTTGGTTTTCAGAGACTTCCCGCCGTAATGCTGCATCTTGCTACCCTCATGCGGATAAACGCTCATATCCCGCCCAAGAAACAACGGAGAGGGCGGCGTAAACTCTCCCCATAAGCAGGTGCGCTTTGTGTACGGGTCGCCATAGTCACACGGCTGGAAGTAGAATTGCGGCTTGCCCAGGTAGCGCACAAGTTTCCCAATGGGATTTTCCAATACCCACCAGCGCAGGGTTTTTCTGTGTGCCCAGGCAAGACGGATGCAGGCATCGACCACGGACAACGCCTCGACCATATCCGCATCAGAACGCACCCACCGCGCACCGCTTGACGCGAAACAGGTACAGGGCGGGGCGGCGAGAATGCCGTGGACAGGCTCGCCCTTTTCAAGCAGCCGCACATCCTGGCCCCCGTCCTGTAGGTCAATGCGTTCGACTTCATAGCCGTTTTCCGCATAAGGACGCGACCAGTTACCGCTGTGGTCGCAGAGTGAAAGTATTCTGCCCTTAGACATTCTTCAACCCGAGCACATTCCATAGCCGCATGGTCATTTCTTCGCTTATCCAATCATGGCACACGGCGTACATAAACGCTGTTTTCAGCCAGCCTTTAAGCATTATCATATCGCATCATTCAGCATAGGTTCATAATACGTTGACGTTTTCACATTAAAAGAAAATGTCATAATTCCCTTTTTCCCATTACGACGAAAGCGGATTTTTTGAATTATGCACTTTGTCTCGCTTGTATTCATATCAGGCCGAAACACACATAAAATATTATCAGCCTTGTTATACCACATTGCACCGCCTGCAATATCATATGCCGTAGGAGCAGGATATTTACCCGCACTGTCTTTTTGAAGCATATGAGGGTGAACAATCAGAAAAATATGAATAGCATTCATACGGGCAAAACGGCGTATTTTTGCAAGCTGTTCGCTAATATACAAATCTTCGCGTTGCCCAGACGGTATCTTGTGTTCTATTTCATTCCACGGATCAATCACAAGGAGCTTGATGCCATGACGAAATATCAAAGCCCTTGCCGCTTCAAGTATTGCGTCTACCGTCATCATGTCCTCATCACTGTCAGGCGTGATAAAGAACAATGCGTCAGAAAGATTTTCAGAAATTTCATGCAGGCGTTGATGCGGAATTTCTCGGAAGTTATGGCCCTCAAACATTTCCGTCAGCAAAGCGTAGTGATTTTGAACAGGCCAGTTTTCGGGAGAGAATGCCGCAGACTTCCAGCCGTGATTTTTGAAAAGGTTCATGCGAAGCGCGTCAATAAACGTGCTTTTGCCATGCGAAGGAATGCCAGTGACAACCGTCATCTGGCCCGGTTCAATGTTTAGATATTCTTGAGACTGTCGCCAGCCTATTTGAACGCCTGCCACCTCTTGCGAGTCGCGTAGTTCAAACAATGCGTCTCGTAGATCACGCGCCGACTTAACGCCCTTGATGGGAAACTCAGCCGCTTGATGTATGCACAGGTTCAAGCGTTCCGGGCCGTACTTCACCAACACGTCGTTTGCGTCCTTACAGCCGTCAGGCCATACTACCCGCTTGCACTTCTCAATGCCGAGCCGCCGCGCCAATTCGTCACGCAACTTTATGCCGGGCGCGTCATTGTCCACGGCGAGAATGAAACACTCGCAAGCCTTCAAAAGTTCTTCACAGTTGCCGAGATAATCAAATTTGCTTGTATAATTCTTTGTGTCTGGACTTGGCGCACCGTCTGGAACGCTGACGGCATTCTGAAAGCCAGCCTCATAGCAGGCCAGCACGTCCATTTCGCCCTCAGTGATTATCAGTGTGGGATTGTCTTGAGACTTCACATCGGCCAGGGCAGCGTCGAAGTTGTAAAGCACCTTCTTCCCGTCCTTCACCTGACGGAAACGCTTGTCGGAAGTGCGATACTTGATATTCACGCATTCGCCGTGGAACCAATACGGGAACAGCATGGCGACGACGTTTTCATAATCGCCCTTGACATTGCGGAAACTTGCCGTCTCAGTCTTGATCTTGAAGGCCGACAATGCCGCAGTATAAATGCGCCTGTCAGAAAACCACTTCAAAACACGCGGGTCGGTAACTTCCGACTCGACAAAATGCGGCTTAACGAAAATCTTTTTTGCCGTGGCGACTTCTTCCGGCGTTTCCCCCAGGCCGCCAGTAAAACCACAATGCCAGCAGTTCCACACGCCTTTCTCGATATTCACAGACAAGCAGGGATCGTCTTTCTTCCTGCGGGTATGGGAACACTTCGGGCAGAGAGTGCGGATATTGCCGTCAGCGTCAGGACGCGGATTGAACGGAATATCAATGCCGAAGTCTGCAAAAGTCTTGTTCATGCCGCCCCCCTAGTTCAATGGCAATAAGCCTTCATAGGGATCAGAAGGCCGCGACACGTTTAACGTTATTGCATCGGCATCTTCCCAGCCGCCAGCATTTAGCCATGAGGCAGGGTGCGGTATGTATTGCCCGTTCTCTTTCGTCCATTCCCTGCCGTGCTTTTTATTTTCAAGCCGCTCCTGTAGCAAAGAAAGTTCGGGAAGTACGCCAGACTTTTTGAGCTTGCACCATGCCTTGTAGGCCGCAAGTTTGTTTGCCTTGTTTGGATACGCCTCCCAAAACAGTTCAAAGTCTTCACTGTAGGCGTTCCTCCCCCTTTGGGGGGTAAGGGGGGTATTTAATAAATCATTATCAAAGTCATTATCATTATCGGCTTTTTTGGGTTCACTTCGGTTGTTAGAAAAACCGTTCGCTTTTTTTGGGTTATTTTTGGTTTCTTCCGGTTTGTTTGGGTTTTCTTCGGTTTTTTTAGGGCGTCCGCCTTTTGTTCCATTTTCTTTGTTTTTCACGCACTTATCTTCATAGGCGGCCTTATCTGCATCAAAGCGCATTTTGAAAAAACTGAAAGCCATAAGAACAATCGGGTCAGTTGAAGTGATTTCTTCACCGTCTTGATATTCAAAAATGGCATCAAGAATTTGCGCTTTTTGACTTTCGCTTAAAGAGGAAATTGGTTTTCGCCATTCCTTGTAAACGACAAAAGAGGACTTATTAACCGAAAAAACCGAACGGTTTTTCATCACTCACTCTCCTTTTTGCCGTAGGCTTTCCAAAAAACGTGAGCAATGTTTTCATGCTTTATATCCTCTATGAGATTACTTGTTGGCAGAGTTTTTTCTTCCATTATGCCTAACAATGTGGCAAGGAAATGTTTATCTTTGTCAGTTTCAACAATGGAAATTAATGCGCGTATTCCAATAGAGTCTATTTGTAAATATTTCTTGACTTTGTTGTTAGAAGTGTTCATAATGATTTCACCTACTTTTTGAAGGGTTAATACCAAACGTTTCCTCATGCCTCGCCCCGGTGCCTCAGCCGGGGCTTTCCATTTAATCTGTATACTTCGCCTTGAAGTTCTTTATAACTTCTTCAAACTGTTCCCCCTCCTTGAGTTTATCCTGTAAGGCGATATTTATTTTCTTATGTATCAGAGAAAGTTTAGCATTTTTCCTGTGATAGTCTAGAAAATCATCTAGCAACGCCTTATCTTTGATAGTGCTATAGCCGTCACCATTGTCATGGTGGTCAATCTCAATATCAAAGAACGTTAGATTGCGAGATTTCAGGAAGTCATCGACAAGTTTTCTAAACGGGTAAAAATGGTCAACGTGAAGTTGCTCTTCATCAAACTCTATTCCTGACAAGGCGCAAACAGCCTTCCCGTCATTCACTTGGCTATCCTTGTATTCATATATTTGAGGGCGTATAGCCATTCTCAAAACTTCGAGAACATCATTGATGTGGTAATTTGTGGCACTGCCAAGGCATTTGATATATGAAAAAGGTTCTGGCTGCTTACCATGCAAAACATAACAAAACTGATTATGAAGCTCTCCGTAATTATGGCGTATAATGATTTTTTCCAGTGATAAAGGGTAGTCAGGTATTTTATCTTTCAAACGCGGGTGCATTGAAAGAAGGTCGCACATAAAAGCTGATTGTTCTTCCGTCAAATCTTTAGTTTCACCACGTTCAAGTTTTACACTATGCAAAAGGTTTTTGACAAAATCTTGAGCGTCAGATTTCTTTTTGAACGTATGATTCCCGATTGTATATTCTCTAGCCATATTATTCCTTTTCTTCAATCACCTTTTCACAGTGCTTACATTTCAGGCAGCTCTTCTTTTCTGCCCATGCTCCCAAGCGTTGCCCTGGCCTTAAATCACAGCAGGGCCTCAGATTAGGCGCAGACTCGCAATCTCGTTTCAGGCGTTCCCAAGAGGAATAGCCCATAGCCTTGAGCGTGACGGGAATATCACAGACGATTTTCATCGCCGCCCCCGCCAATAAGAAAGCACAAGCAGAGCAAACGTCAGGCAGGTGCCTATGACGGCGATAATATCAAAACGATTCACCGCGACACCTTGGCAAGTTTCAGATTAACCATAGCGGCGCGGAGCTTGTCTTGAGTGTCGCCCATTACGTTTTTACGTTTCCCAGATAACAACAAAGAAACGCACGTCTTATTCACGCCAGCAACCCGGCAAAGTTCAGAGGCGCGGACGCCCGTTTCGGCCAAAAACGCCTTAATTTCTTCAGAAATATTTTTCATGCCCTTTCTGTTACCAAACGTAAACGGAAAAGTCAATATCTGTTTACGCGTGAAAATATCTTTTTTCAAATTTTCCTTATACAAGGGGGAGTATTATGGGAATTGAAAAGGATATTATCAGATTATTCCAGAAGGTGATTGACGAATACGGGAGCGCACGGCAAGCAGCCGCACACCTCGATACGAATAATGTCACCTTATGGAACTGGGTAACTGGTAAGCGTTCCCTTAATCCAGCATTATGCAAGGCCATAGATAGGGCTGGGGGCATCTTGCTTATACCAGGCGAAAAAATGCCCGCAGGCGAAGGCGTACCGCAAAAAATTACCCAATTGGAAGAGGAGAACGCCGCCTTAAAGGAAGAGGTGGCATCTTTGAAGAGGTATCAGGCTATGTGGGAAGGGCATATCGAAACAGTCAGGGCGCAAGCAGGCATAGAATCGATTGCAAAAAAAGCCTAATAACCTCTCAATGCCGTATCATTTTATTCCCTAACCGGCTTAAATCATAATTTTTTTCCCTTCTAAAAAATAATTTTCAGAAAATAACTTTTTTCGCTTGCAATTTGTGTTTACGTTTGTTAAAAGATTTTCAACGGACGGAAACAAAGCCGTAAACGCTAGTAAAAACTAGCCGCAAGCCCGGCGTGAGGAGGGTAAGGGGTAGCACACGGTGATGAGCCGTCACTGCGCCAGAAGGGGAGCCGGAACACCCGCCAACAAAGCCGACGTCAACTTTTAACCGAGTCACAGATATTTCTTGATTCACATGGCCCTTCGGAAACGGAGGGCTTTATTGGATTAGGAAAATTCACTTGTTCGGAAATTCCGAACAACTCAAAACACGGCAGGGCAATATGACAGATAACGCAAAATTTTCAGAAAAAACTGTTGCTAACACCAGTAAAAACGAATCGAACGGGAAAACACGCACTCTTACCCTATCAAGGCTATTCGCGCAAAATGTCTTGATTGTAGCGGCGACAGTGCCGCAGAGGTGAGAGAGTGCGTTTTGAAGCACTGCCCGCTTTACCCGTATCGAATGGGCAGGAATCCAAACCGTACAGGCAGAGAGCTTACGGAAGAACAAAAAGCAAAATGCGCGGCAGCTCTTGCAAGGGCAAGAGAAGCAAGGGCAATGTGACATTCAGGGTCCGTTCAGAAATGGGCGGCCCTGTTCATTTGTTCCGTGGGGGGCGCAGAAACGCGGGGCACGTTCAATGGGGGCGTGTTCAGGCGTTGTGCAAACTGACGAAGATGCGAACGGCTGCGCTCTCCACAGGACAAGTGAACAACAGGAGGATATGACATGGCAGACGCTATTATGCACTTGGCAGGGCTTATCATGTATGCCGCAAGCGTGTTTGTTTTTACAGCGGCAATCTATTTCTGGGGGCTGTAAATGGACGATAAGGCATACATCGCATCGCTGGAAACAGCCTGGCGACGGCAGCAAGAGTTCATCACCGAACTGCTTAATTTTAATTCTGAGTTGCTTAGGAACAAGCAGGAATTGATATTCACAAAGCAACGCCTTGCCATCATGGCAAAGAGATATGCACGACTCAGGAAGGAACAAAGGAGCGCATCATGAACGCCACAATTCAGGGATTCCTTTACGGACTAGCGGCCCCCATCTTTCTTGGCGCAATCCTAATCATAGCGAGGGCGTTGTCATGAATGCGCCTATACTGCCAGCCGATTTTTATCCTGACGAAGATCATGAAGAGCGAATTGTCCGGTGGCTTACACTAGAGGCAGAGGCGCAAGAGATGCAACGGCGTGACTTGATGAAGAGCGAAGAGCTTGAATTGCCGCGCCTGCCGTTTTGGATGAAGGGCTGCACGAATGAAAGCGCATTGAGAATGTGGGGGTATTGATATGTGTTATTGTGGTTGCCAGTTCGAATCGTACAAATATGGCCCAAACGAGGGCTGTTATTGCACCAAGCCGAAGGGATGCCCTTGTCCTGAAGATGTAGAGGACGAGGAAGAAATTGAATATTGGAATGAAAAATTAGCCGAAGATGAGGAAGATGAATAATGTGTGAAATTCAATCCATGCAGAGTGCTGAAATCGGAGAGATTGCAGGCGCACTTGCCGCTGCGCAGGCAGAATTGCCCGCCGCAATCAAGGGAAGTGTAAATCCCCACCTCAAAAACAAGTACGCTAACATTAACAGCGTTTATACGGCAATCCGCGAGGTTTTGCCCAAGCACGGACTGGCAGTAATTCAAACTATGCTACCGACTGACGGATCAAAGGCTCACGTCCGCACCATGCTTGCCCACAAGTCAGGCCAATGGATTGCCGGTGAGTGTGTGATGCCGCTCGATAGGCAGGGCGGCGCACAGGGCATGGGCAGCGCAATAACCTATGCGCGGAGATATTCTCTATCTGCAATAGTGGGAATCGTCACGGAAGAGGACGACGACGGTAACTGTGCCCAGGGACGCATTCAAAAACAAAACGCCCAACAGGATAGGGCGCAGGCGAAAGCAAGCAACCCCGACCCGATGAGCAAGGAACAGTCGTCAGCACTTATGGCGTATCTCACAAAGCGGCACGGAAACGACCGCGACGCCTACCTTGCCGAGCTTTCCAATTTCTTTGAACGCAAGATTACGTCAAGCCGCGAACTGACGAAAAAAATGGTCAGCGAATTTCTTGACGTTGTGATGAATGCTGAAACCACGCAGGAGGCGTACTAATGAATTGCTGTGTATTCGCAGGAAGGGTTCTTAGGGATTGTGAAGTAAAACAGACGCAATCCGGAAAATTCGTTGGCAATTACGCCATAGCGGTTGATGACGGCTACGGAGAAAACAAGCGAACCCTATTTCTGAATTGCAGTCACTGGAACTGCGAAAAGGTGGCGCAGTATCTCACGAAGGGAAAGGCAGTCATAGTGCGCGGAAAGCTACAGCAGCGCGAATATGAGAAAGACGGGCAAAAAGTCCGAGTATATGAGCTAAACGTGCAAGAGTCTCAATTCCAGCAGGGAAGCCACGGAAACGGACAACGCCAGCAAGCACCCGCACCCGAACAATCAGAAGATAGAGTAATGTTTTGATGAAAAATCTTCTCCATGTAGGCTGCGGAGGGCATCACATATTAGGGAAGCACGGCTTTTCTCCCGATGAATGGCGAGAGATACGCCTTGACATAAACCCCGCCATGCAGCCCGATGTCATAGCGTCAATAACAAGTATGCCGCAAGTCGCAGACAATTCCATTGATGCTGTTTATTCCAGCCACAGCCTCGAACACCTCTACGCACATGAAGTGTCGAAAGCTTTAGCCGAGTTTCGCCGTGTGCTGAGAGATGACGGCTTTTGCTTGATTATCGTTCCCGACATTCAGCCAGTTGCGAAAATGGTGGCAGAAGGCAGACTGACAGAAACTGCATACAATAGCAGTGCGGGGGCGATAACGCCCCTTGATATTATGTACGGGCATAGGGCCAGCATAGAGGCTGGAAATGAGTTTATGGCGCATAAAACCGCCTTTACGGGAGACTCGCTATCCGTAGAGCTATTGAAGCCCGGCCTTTTCAAACATACAAGAACACGACAGAAAGGCTTTAATCTAGCCGTTATAGCGTCATATAAGCCATTGTCTGAATTTGCCATCAGTGCGCTTAAATCAATTTTTTAGGAGATAACACAATGCCGAGCTTTGACCATATACAGCAAGAAATATCTGCCATGCTCTCCATTAACGATGACGATTTAACGGAAGAACAAAAGCAGGCAATGGACGCCTATCTGAATGAACTTGCAGGGCAAGAGAGCGACAAGATAGACTCTTTCGCCGCCTTTATCAGAGAAGAGACAGCCCGCACATTGTATTACAAAGAGGAGGCAAAACGGCTTGCCAGCAAGGCCAAGACCGCAGAGGAGCGCATTGGCTTTTTGAAGAATCGCTACCTTGGCATCATGCAGGAACACGGCTTGAGCAAGATAAAAGGCAACGCCTACGCTATCAGCATACGCCACACGCCTCGCGTTGTCATAGATGATGAATCGTCTCTAGATGACCTATATGTACGAATCATTCCCGAAAAGCGCGAACCTGATAAGCGCATCATTGGCGAAGCGTTGAAAGGAGGCGTCGCTATTCCTGGTTGTCGCATTGAAATGTTGGATAGCCTGCAAATCCGATGACTGAAATAATAAAATCAATTACGGCAGCCACAGGACAAGTCCCCATTCCTAGCGTTACAGCCTCATTATTAGACAAAGTTCTGTTTTTCTATCCGGGCATAACTCTCGATGCAATGTCTGACAAAACTATCAATATACATGACCCGGAAAACAGAAAAGGATTGCCAGAGTATATCAAAGCGCGTCAGGCTGATTTATGGGAACTTATTACTAAACAATGAACTTTCGCGGCGGACGCCGTGCCGGAAACGTGACGCTCCTTTTCACGCGGAGAGAGAGAACGGCGATTGTCATCATCCCCCAGTGCCCCCGTCTGGGTGAAGGCGGGGGCCACTCATTTTTGGAGAACAAAATGAGCGCACTTATCGACATGACAGGGAAACAGTGTGGCTATCTCACTGTAATAGGCAGAGTCGCGGCACCTGAGCATATCAGGAGCAAGTCTAAAGAGGCGTATTGGCTATGCCGTTGCGCCTGCGGAAACGAAACAATTGTACGCGGCAGAAGTCTGCGAGAAGGCGAAACAGTTTCCTGCGGTTGTATGAAGGGCTTGATTGTCGGAAAAAAACTGCAAACGCATGGTGAAAGCAGAATCGGTAAGAATTTTCGCGGCTCTTCTCTTTATCACCGCTGGCAATCAATGAAGAACGCCAAAAACGTCATTGGAATCAAGACGCCTGTATGTGATGAATGGCAGGATTTTTATGTCTTTTCAGAATGGGCACGGTCGCATGGATACAATGATAAGTTTTTTATTTCCCGCATCGATCACAATTACGGCTGGTTCCCTGAAAATGTTTGCATAACCATGAAGCGAAAACACACAAATAGGACTAAGAAAGAGTTCATTATCCCCAAAATAGGAAAAGACGGAAAAAGGAAAATGCCCGATGTGGACTAACCCAGCAGTCGAAAGATGCCGCGCAGAACTAGCCCTTAATGTAGCCGTCAAAGTCTTTGACCGTCACACAGGACGCGACGCACCTTGAAGAATACCGTCCCGTCAAAACGCTAGAACAATGCCAGCGGGTTGCATTGGAACGTGAGGCGCGGATGAATCGCTGCTTTGTGGATAATGAATGCCTTGTAAAGAATGTGCTGATAACGTGCCAGAAAGCACCGAATAAACACAAAGGGAAAAGAAGATGACTGACGCTGAAATTAACTCTTTAGAAGAACAAGCATGGGCATCTGCCGAGGGAACCTGCGGCAGAAAAGCAATTTTGTTACTGATTGCCGAGCTGCGGCAGGCAAGGAAAGAGCGGGATTGGGTTATTGAGCAGATATTTACAGGCTGGCCTTGCCCCGTAACAAGTGATGAAACACCAGAAGATTGCGACAAAAAGATATCTTGTGAAGATTGTTGGCTCCAAGCCGCAAAGGATGCCACAAGCGTAGACAACACGCACCCGCAATACAGCTATGAGCTATAAGGAGATGCTATGTCAGAAGTAAAGTTCGAGCCGTTCCAGCGCGTGCTGGTGCGGGATACTGATGTTGCGGCGTGGAAGGCTGCGATATTTAGTCATCAAGACAACGACGGAACATTCTGCGCTTCTTGTGAATACTGGGTACAATGCCTCCCCTACAACGATGAAACAAAGCACTTGCTCGGTACAACCGACAGCCCCACGCCAGAGCCGGAGTTCAAATTTGGGGACAAGGTAGTAGTAAAGAACGCAGAGGATGGTAACTGGTGCGAAGCAATCTTTACAAATTATCATGGAAAAGATGTTGCTGCCATACTTCATGTTGATCCTAGCGTAATTTCTTTATGGCGTTATTGTCGCCACGCCGAATGGTAGGGGGAGACATGGAAGAAAAACTGAAGCCGTGTCCTGCGTGCGGGCATACGAATTTAGAAATTATAGAATATGAAGAAAACCCACCAGCTTCTTATGTACGGTGTGATTATTGTGGCCTGCAAACTGGCCCAACCAATGAATTTAGTCCAGATGTTGTTACGGAGTGGAACGCCCTGCCG